TGCCCAAGAGTGTCCCCTAAAGAAAGTGGAAACAGTACAAGAGGAAGTTTAATCTTAATAACAGATGGAGGAGGAAAAGAAAATGTTTATGTTCAGTATTCAAATCAAAGAAGCTCAGTCACCAGTAACAGTTGTAGCCTCTACCTTTGATGCAGCTAAGGAGAAAGTAGGTTTAGCTATGAATGTTACTAAGAAAGCAAGGAAAGAGTTCAAAGAGGAATTAGAGCTTGTTAGCTTTTCTGAAGTGATTGAAGCATGTGTCTTATCAGAAGGTGAAGATTCTGAAGACACAGAAGAGGCATAAGCTAGAAGAATAGTATTTATCAATTGAACTAAGAATATGTTGTATGGTGTATGAAAGTAAGATAAGTCGTGTGTATCAAGAATACACAGTCACCTCTTACACAACATATTCTTAGTTTCAAGAAAGGAGATAACAATGTGTGTATCAACACCTAAAGCTCCAGAGGCACCTAAAGCTGTAGCACCTCCAGCTCCAGCACCTACTCCTGAAGCTGAAGAAGTATCAGTATCATCAGCTGAAGATACAAGGAGAGAGAAGCTTAGGAGATTAAGATCTGGATTAGCTTCAACCATTAAGACCTCAGCTCAAGGAGTTTTAGGTACTAGTGGTTCTATGTATGATCAGTCACAAGGTAAAACTAAGTTAGGAGTTTAATATGGTAACATTATACGATAAATCTGGTATGAAAACATCTAGTGATGTTACCTCTAAGAAGGGTGAATATGATAAGCGCTTTAACTCTATGAAGGGTAAAGCTCAACATTATATTGCCTCTTGGAAAGATCTAAAGAATTATCTCAACCCTACTAGAGGTTTGTTTGATGACTCTAAGGAAAGAGGTAACATGATTGATCACAAGGTCATTCTAGCTGCTCATGCTACTCATGACATTAAAAAGACAGCTAGTGGTCTTAACTCTGGTATCACTTCTAAGACTAGACCTTGGTTTAGATTAAACTTAGCTAATGATATTTTATCCAATATACCACATGTAAGAGCTTGGTTAGATGAGGTACAGCATAGAATGTTTTTAGTATTACAAGGCTCTAATATCTATAATACTTTTCAAAACATCTATGAAGAGCTTCTTACCTTTGGTACTGGATGCTTTATTCTCTTAGAGGATTTTGATAAGATCATTAGAACAAGAAGCTTTACCATTGGAGAATACTTCTTAGGGATTGATAAGACTGGTAGAGTTAATAGTTTTGCTAGATCTTTTAAGATGACAGTAGCTCAAATGATTAAAGCTTTCGGTTATGAGAATTGTTCTACTCAAGTACAGACTTCTTGGAATAGTGGTTTAGTAGATAAGGAATTTATTGTAAGACATCTAATTGAACCTAATGATACAGTAGATGGTGAGATGGAAGACTTCAAAGGTATGCCTTGGAGAAGTATCTATTGGGAACAAAGTAATAATGAAGTAAAGGACTTCTTAGACTTAAGAGGATTCAAACGTTTTCCTGTAGTAGCACCAAGATGGAGTGTTCCTACTACCGATGTTGTTTATGGCTTTGGTCCTGGTTGGGATGCGTTAGGTGATGTTAAAGAACTACAGAAGACTAAGTATGATAAGTTGATGGCTCAAGAGAAGCTACATAATCCTCCAATGCAGAGTGATGCCAATGTTGATGGATACGCCAATCTCCTCCCTGGCGGAATAACAAAGGTATCAGCTAACACACCTAACGCTGGATTACAACCTACTTATCAAATTGATCCTAACTTAGAATCATTCATTCAAATCATTAATGAGTGTAAAGATTCTATTGATAAACATTTCTATACTGATCTCTTCACTATGTTAGCTAGCATGGATAAGACTAACATGACAGCTACTGAGATAGCTGCTAGAGAAAGAGAGATCATTATGTTGATGGGACCAATTCTTAATCAACTTGATGAAGAAATGTTAAGTCAAGTAATTGAGTTACTCTATGGAATAATGAATGATAACAATTTACTACCTGAACCTCCTAAGGAGATTGAAGGTATTGAGATAAAGATTCAATACATATCAGTCCTAGCTCAAATGCAAAGAGCAGTAGGCTTAACCTCAATTGAGAAAGTAGTTGGATATGCTGGTAATGTCTCAGCTCTTAACGAAGAGTCAAGAGATATTATCAATTGGGATGAATCAATTAGAGAGTATGCTAAGATGGAAGGTTCACCTCAAGTCATATTGAATGATCAACCAACTGTTAGAGCAATGAGGGAAAGTAGACAAAAACTAATACAAGCTCAACAAGCATTAGCAGCTGGAGAATCTGCAGCTAAGACTGGAAAGACTTTATCTGAAACAGAATTAGGTAAAGGCTCAGCTTTAGATGTGATGAGAGAATCAGTATCTGGTAAAAAACAATGACAAGGTTAGAAAAACTTGATCGATGTTTAATTGTATGTGTTTTAAAAAGAGAATACGGTGATGTTGAAATACTTGCCAAGCAAGCAATAGAAGAAAAAAGGAAGACTTATGGTAGAAGAAAAAAGAAAACCAGAGAAACCCTCGGACAAAGCAAAGAGGATCAAGAATAGAGAACTCAATGACATCCGAGTAGTTCTTAGTACTCCAGAAGGAAGAAGATTCTATTGGAGGCTTTTAGGTTATGGTCAGTTATTTCAAAATGGTTATGTTCCTGGAGATCAAGGTTATGGTTCAACATATAACCTAGGAGTTAAGAGTGTAGGACTATGGGCTTTAGCTGAAATCATGGAAGCTAAGCCTAATGCTTTTACTCAGATGCAAAGAGAACATGCTTCAGAACAAGAAAGAGAACGACAAGAGTTTGAAGAATATATAGAACAAAAGGATCCATTACAAATTGACTCTTAGTTCCAGCCTGAAGTTATGGGATCGATCTAATGAGTCACAAACAAGAGGAGTTGGAAATGACAACAGAGAACACAGAAGTAAACGAAGAAGTAGTAGTAAATCAGGACACGCAAACTACTGAAAATCAAGATGGGTCTTCTACAGAAGGAAAAGAAGCTTCTTCCCAAAAGGATTCCGGTACTTTGTTAGGTACGAAACCTGATGAAGAAGGAGAAGAAGAGGGAAAAGAAGGAAAAGGTAAAGAAGGAGAAGTTAAAGATTATGAACCATTTACTGTTCCAGAAGGTATGGTACTGGATGAAGCCTTATTAGGCGAAATAGTTCCAATCTTTAAAGAAGCTGATTTACCTCAAGAGGTAGTACAAAAGTTAGTTGATAAATATGCTGCACATGTTAAGACTCAATCTGCTAGTATGCAAGAGCAACAAGTGAAAGCATGGAACGATCAATTAACAGAGTGGAAAGAGGAAACAAAGAAAGATCATGGAGCTGGCCTCAAAGATGCTATTTCTTATGCATCTAGAGCTATCGATAAATTCGGTACTCCTAGATTAAGAGAAGTATTAGATCAAACAGGTTTAGGTAATCATCCTGAACTTGTTAAGATCTTTTCTCGTATAGGAAAAGCTGTTAGTGAGGATAGCTTTATTGATCCTGGAACTAACACACCTGATTCCAAAGATGGTATTGATCCAGGTAAACTGTACAACCATTAAGGAATTCGGTATAAAGTTAAAGGAGTAAATTATGGGCGGATTATCAACAGTATTTCCTACTCTTCTGGATGTTGCTAGGGCAACAGATCCTAAGGGTAAGATTCCAGTTATCGCAGAAGTCTTACAACAGTACAATGACATCTTAGATGACATTCCTTGGTATGAAGGAAACTTAGCCACAGGACATCTATCTGTTATTCGTACGAGTAAGCCTGCTGGTACATGGCGTAGTTTGAATAAAGGTATTACAGCAACCAAGTCAACTGTTGGTCAGATCACTAACACCTGTGGTATGTTAGAAGCTCTTTCTCACATTGATGTTGAGATTGCTAAGATGAATGGTAATACTGAAGCGTTTCGTTTTTCACAAGATCAAGGTTTCATTGAAGGTCTTAGTGATACAATGAGTGAGACCTTGATTTATGGTAACGTATCTGTAGACCCTGAAGAGTTCGATGGTTTAGCATCACGATACTTTTCATTAGGTTCTACTTATACGACATCGACTCAAATGATCGATGGTGGTGGAACAGGATCTGATAATACTTCAATCTGGTTAGTTGGATGGGGACCTAACAAAGTTTATGGTATCTATCCTAAGGGAAGTAAAGCAGGTCTTGAGCATGATGATGATGGTGTTATCACTATCTCTGATCCCAACAATGCTGGAGCATTCTTGAAAGTATACCAGAGCCATTTCAAATGGAAAGCCGGTTTAGCTGTTGATGATTACCGATACGTTGTTCGTATTTGTAACATTGATGTCTCAGCTCTTCTGACAGCTGGTGATACTTCTGACACTTCTGCAAATATCATCAAGTTGATGGTAATGGCATTAGGTAAACTTCCTCCTCGTGCTGGAGTACGTCCTGTATTCTACATGAACGAGACAGTTCAAACAATGCTAGCAGTTAAGTTGTTGGATAAAGGGAATGTTTGGTTGTCAATGGGAGAAATCAAAGGAACACCAGTATTTCGTCCTGATGACACATTAAAGTTCCAGGGTGTACCTTGTCGTAGAATCGATAGCATCTTGAATGCTGAGGATCAGATCACAACGGCAACAGTACCTGTTTAAGGAACTAGAGAAAAGTTTTAACTAAACAAAAAGGAGTTATTATGTACTTAGATGATCTTTTAAAATTGGCAGATGCTCAGGAGAGCACAGCTACAGTAGCCTCCACTAGCTATATCGATACTTTAGCTAAAGGAGATTCATACGAAGGTGCTTGGTTGTACATTCGTATTGATACTGCTGTAGACTCAGCCGGAGGAGCAGGAACAGTAAACTTTGCCTTAGAGACTGATTCAGATAGTGGCTTTGCTACTAATCTGAAAACCTTAGTATCAACAGGAGTTATTGCTGAAGCTACTTTGATCAAAGGTTATGAGGCTAAGGTACGTATTCCGCCTGGAGCCTTACGTTATCTTCGAGGCTATGTTACAATTGCCGGTGAAGCTCTAACAGCAGGTAAGTGGGATATGTATATTGTTAAAGATGTTGACATTAACAGTAATCGTCTCGCTTAAGTTCTTTACTCAATTAAGAGTAGGGATAGCTTGGAGTTAATTATGGATTACAAAGTTGTGACTAAATGTGTTGGGTTTCAAGGTAAGAAGTGGGAAGTAGGAACAATAGTTGATATTGATCCTTCTGAGAATCCTCCTAAGCACTTTGTGCCTTTAAACCAAGTAGCTTCTGAACCTCAAAAGAAGACTGAACCTCATCGGACTGAGCCTGTTGAAATGGCTCCAGGTAAGAATAGGGAAGTCATCGGAGGTATGGGAAGTGGTTTAGAGAAACAAAAATTAGGTAGGATTATGACTACTGATAAGGTACCTAATGATAAACCCAAGACTAGACTCAGAGATCCTAAGAAAAGAAAACGTTAAACGTTGTTGGATCTGTGAGAAGGTCAAACTAAAAAAGGAGAGGGAGAAGCAGAGGCGGTCACAAGCCGTCTCTGCAACTCTCGTACATCATCATGAGCATAAATGATCTGACTTTAAATACAACAGCGGTATGTGATTTAGCTTTATCCCATATAGGAATGAAACCTTTAATAACTGATTTAGAGACTGATGTTTTAAATAACAATCCATCAGCTTTAGCCATAGAGAAGCAATGGGTTTCATGTAGAAATGAAGTACTTGGTGATGCTAAGTACTCTTGTTCTACTGTTATGCAAGTATTAGAATCTAATACATCAGTTGATTCAGATGATTATCCTGAATGGGAAAGCTTTTGGACTTATCCTTCTAGTGCTTTAGCTATCTGGTCTGTCTTTGATGCAGCTACTCCGAAGAAGAAACATGAAAATATTTTTGAAGTAGTATACAATCCTGACTTAGATGAAAAGATTATTTGTTGTAATCTAAGTTCAGAGGATACTGCTTATGCTGAGATAGCTTATAATGTGACTGATCCTTCTAAGTGGGATCCACGATTAGTCATGGCTTTCTCCTATCGGTTAGCTGCTGCTATTTGTAAAGAACTTACTGGTGACGATGATGCTGCTCTTAAGATGGGAGAGTTTTATAGAAACTATGTAAGTGAAACTAAGAGGTTAGCCTTTAGGGAAAGAAAAGCTAAACCAACACAAAGCAATCCAATAGTAGATGCAAGAGGTTAATATTTATTTCAATAAGAGTTTAACAAAAGGATAAGGACATGAAAAACTTAGGTAAGAAGAATAAGATGTATCCTTCAACTGTTGAATCAGAAGTTAATAAAGTAAGATATCCAAGTGTTTGTCTTCCTTTAAGTATGTTGGATAGTTCTGATCTTGAGTTAGGTCAAGAAGTTGAATTAAGGTTTAAAGGTAAAGTAGAACGTGTAGAGAAAAGTGATTACTCGGAAGACTTCAGTGTTGAACTAACTGAAGGAGAAGTTATTCAACCAAAGAAAGAAGCTTAGAAAAAAGAATAAGCGAGGTAATGATATGGCATTAATTAATCCAATACAACCTACTTTCTCTGGAGGTGAATTCTCTCCTTCATTGTATCCAAGAGTAGATATTGAGAAATATCGAACTGGATTAAAAACATGTAGGAATTTTTTAGTTCATCCAGAGGGTGGAGTTAGTAATAGACCAGGAACTAAGTATGTGGCTACAGCTAAGTATTCTGATAAGATAACCTTAGTAAAACCTTTTATCTTCTCAGAGACTCAAGCTTATATCTTAGAGATAGGAGATCAATACATACGGTTCTATCGAGATCAAGCTGTAGTACCTGTAACTGTTCCTGATGAATGGTCTACTCTTAATGCTTATGTTGTTGGAGACTATAGCACATATAATGCCGTAACTTATTATGCTATTCAAGATAGCACTGATAAACAACCTGATACTGAAACTGATTATTGGACTCCACAAACTTTATATGAAATTCCTACTCCTTATTTAGAAGCTGATTTAAAAGATCTTAAGTTTGAAAGTTCTGCTGATGTTATTTATATTACTCATAAGAAGTACCAAACTAGGACTCTCTCTAGGTATGGTAATGCTGATTGGAGATTAGAACTATATGAACCTACTAATGGTCCTTTCATGTCTGAGAATGTCAATGATGCTATTTATATTATGTCCTCAGCTGATACTGGTGATGTTACCTTAAATGCTAATGCAGATATATTTGATGCAGATCATGTAGGTGCACTATGGAAGTTAAGACATTATGTTGAAGGTCAAATTGATTCACAAGCTTTTACTAGTGTAGTAAATGGTAATGCTATTGCTTGTTTTACTACATGGAGATTAATTACACATGGAACATGGACTGGTAAGATAAGAATTGAGAAGTCTACTGATAATGGTGCTACTTGGACAACACTAAGAACATTCACTAGTGATGATGATTACAATGTTAATACTTCAGGTACAGAAGATGTATCAACTAATCTTGAACCTTTTAAGGTCAGGGTTATTATGTATGAATATACCAGTGGTACTTGTAATGCCGATCTTACTGCTGATTCTTATTATCAAGATGGTATAGTAGAGATTACTGCTGTGGCTAGTGGCTCAGAATGCTCTGCTACAGTACTTAGTCAATTAGGTGGAACTGAGTATACTAATGCCTGGGCAGAAGGAGCTTGGTCTAAATATAGAGGTTATCCTAGTGTGTCCAGATTCTATCAAGACAGGTTATGTTTTGGTGGATCCATTGCTGAACCTATGACAATATGGATGACTGAGACGGCTAAGTATGATAGCTTTAAAAGAAATAGTCCTTTGTTAGCTACAGATGGTATTACTACGAATCTACCTAGTAGACAATTGAATGCTATCAATGGTTTAATTGCTTTAAAGAAACTTATTGCTTTTACAAATTCTAGTGAATGGACTATAGGAGCTAATTCAGGCTCAGGCTTAGATGCTACTAGCTTTGAACAAACTCTAGAAGGATATCGTGGTAGTAATGGTGTAACTCCTGTCTTAGTAGGTAATGAAGTAATTTATGTTCAAGCTGTTGGTAAAACAATGAGAAACTTTGGTTATGATTTTGGTTCTGATTCTTTTGTAGGATCAGAGTTAAGTATTATGTCCAAACATCTTTTTAATAAATGGGAAGTAATTGATTTAGCATACCAACAAGATCCTGATAGTATTGTATGGGCATTGAGAAATGATGGTGTTCTCTTAGGTATGACCTATATGAGAGAACAAGAAGTTGTAGCTTGGTTTCACATGGACACTGGTTCAGTAGCTGATAACAATCCTGGTATCATAGAATCTATTGCTACAATACCAGGAGATGGTTATGATGAACTATGGATAGTAGTAGATAGAGGAGATTATAAATTTATAGAGTATATGTCTCAACGTATTATTGAGGCTAATTGTATTACCGGTGGAAAACAATTCTTATTAGAGAATTCCTATTTTGTAGATTGTGGTGTAACAGTAGGAGATAATCCAATTTATATTACTCAGATAGATGTTAGTACCTATTTAACAATACATGCTCAAGATCATGGTTTTACTAATGGTAATATTATTCGCTTTGATAATATACCAGAATTTAGTTATATAGAAGGAAAGTCTTATATTATCTTTAATGCTACACAACATACATTTCAAATAGGGCCAGAAGCTTAATAGAGGAGAACATTATGGGAAGACCAGGGACCTTTAAAATTAGTTACAATGTAGATATTATGACTATTGATAAAAAGACTAGGAAGATTTTATCAAGAAAACAGGCTAGTAACCTATTAACTGAATCCGGTCTTGAGAAAATAACTAAACTATTAATGCATGGTTTTACTGATGCCTCTTATAGTATCTTAGCCATTGGAACAGATAACACTTCTGCTAATGCTAGTGATATAGAATTAGGTTCTGAATATACGAGAGAAAATGCTGTAATGGAATATCGAGAAGACTATATGGCTGCTTTCACCTATGAATTTTCTTTTACAGAAAATGTAACTATCTGGGAAGTTGGTATTTTAGATTCCTATAATAATATGTTAAATCATTATGTTTCAGATGAAGGTGCAGTAGTTAGTGATAGTGTAACTCTTTCAGTTGAAATAGTAATAACAGTTGCACCTGATGAGGATTAATAGATGGCTACTTTAATTACAACAACAAGTAGTATAATTCCAGCAGCTAATGCTGGTGCTCCCTTTTATTTTCCAGCAAAAAATGAGGTATTTAGACTTTCTGATGGTGCTCTAGTTATTATTTATGTCAGAGATTCACAAAAGATCACATATTCAATTTCATTAAATAATGGTGTATCTTGGACTACAACTAATATTTATGCTTCTAGTTATACTGAATGTTCTATATTACAAGTAGGTGATAATTTTATTCTTTATAGATTACCGGCTAGTACTGGTAATTTTGTTACAATGAATCTTACTTATAATAGTGCCTTACATACGATTTCAGCAGGAACCCGGAAGTCACAAGAATCTGGTTACTCTGGTGGTGTACGAATAGTTCCAGGCTGTAAGTTTGATGGATATAATTGGGCTTTTCCAATTAAACCAGCTACTACTATGATGATGGCTTACTTTGGAGTAGACCCTGCAGATGCTTGGACTTCAAAATATTCTATTGCTGCCTCTTCCTCTATTCGTTCTGTATCTGCTGCTGTTATGTCTGATAGAATTAAGATGTTCTCAGTTATTGCTGGAAAATTATATACGGCTGAAATAACTGGTTCTGCTGGTACCTATACTTATGGAGCTTATTCACTTATTAAAGATCCAGTTACAAATAATGGTTATTCTCTTGATACTTGTTATCTTTCTGATAGTGAAATTTATGTTTCTTTTAGAGTCACTGGTGCTGGTCTTTATATTATGCAATATAATGGGACTTCATTTGAGGCAGCTGTACTTATTACAGATAAAATAGGTAGAGGAAATTTTTGTCTTATCAATGGGATTCCAATATATATTTATGTTAATAATGATGGTGCTGGAAATACTGGTATAGCTTATACTGTGTACAAAGGAATGAATACCTGGGGACCTCCAGTTGATATTATTGCTCCACAATCTGATTATACTATTTACTATGTTAAAACCAATAAGGTAGAACCAACTTCTACTATTTCTATTTTTTATACTGTAAGTACTGGTTCATATAATATTCTTTTCGAGAGCGTTACTATTTTATTAGGTGGTTCCATTTCTCATAATGAAGGTATTAAGATTAGTGAATCTGTGGAAATGGAACCTAAATATCCATGGTGGCCTGATAAAGGTATTACAGTGAATCCTTCTTGTTGTTATGCTATGGAAGCTACAACTAATATTTCTGGACTAGATCATTTAGAGGGACAAGTTGTAGCTATCTTAGCTAATGGTGAATATCTAGGTGAACATATTGTAATAAGTGGTCAAGTAGATTTATCAGAATATTATTCAAAGATCGTTGCTGGATTACCTTATGAAAGTGATTTTGAAACATTAAAAATGAATATTCAAAATAATGTTTCTAATACAGTTCAAGGTGTTAGAATGAAAGTAGGTAATGTTACTTTTCATCTTAGAGATACTAAGGGAGGTTCTATTGGACCAGATGAAGAAAATCTTTATGAAGCTTTCACTGTTGATTCTATTAATAAATATTCAGGGGATAACATAAATGAAAATGATCTTTATACAGGTAAACTTAGAATGCCTTTAGGTGGTCAATATGGTTATGGTGGTCATATTTTTATTAAACAAGTAAAACCATATCCTATTACAATAGGTTCAGTAATACCTGAAGTAGATATTGGGGGTTATTCTAGATGACAACTTTTAATCCAGTAACAGTAGCACTCTACCCAGCAGAGACTAGTGTTGATCAATATTCAACTAGTTTATTTAGGATGTCTGATGGTTGGTTTATTTGTTTTTATAGAGTACAAAATTCACAGGCTATTAGATCTAGTATATCAGCTGATGGTGTATCTTGGGTTACTTCAGATAGCTATTCTTGGGATTATGATGTAGTAAACTGGTGGGCAACACAGTTACCTAATGATAATATCTTTATGGTCTCTGGTTCTAATGCTGTGAGTTTTGGTGGTTATCGTTATACAAAATTGACTTATCTTGGATTAGGTTTATTTTCATCACAGGTTTATTCAGCTGGAACAGTTTTAGGTTATTATAGAGTATGTGGTTCTGTATGTAATAGAACAGGTTATCCTTTTGTAGCGCTTCGTCAATGGTATACAGCTGAAGTAGTAATTGATTATATCAATGAAGCTTTTGATAGTATAGCCAATATTGCTACTATGACAACAACAGCTTCAGGTATGCCTACAGCTAAAGCTTTATTTAGTGTTGGATCAGAAATTAGATTAATAGAAGTTTATACTGATGGCACTGGTTTAAAGGCAAGATATTTTACAACATCAAATTATCTATGGCCAGTTGGTATTCAAGCTGGTGAAATCTTTCGTAGTGATCCATTAAATAGTACTCACTCTTTAGCAGTTTATCAAGAGGATGCTAACTCTGAAGCTTATATTCTTTTAGCTACTACAGCAGGTCTTTATGCTTATGATAGTAATTTACAAAATGAAAGATTAATTACTTCAATGCAGGTTTCAGATGTAAAAATAGGTAAAATAGGAAATACATTATATTGTATTTATCGAAATTTAGAAAGTCCTTATGGTTTCTATCAATCTATTCATCATTCAGGTACACTTTGGGGAAGTGCTGTTTTTATTGATTCTACTAATGATGTTAATTATGTTAATCCACAGATTTGTCAAAGGAATACAGATTCATCTTTATATTTTATATTTACAGATACTACTCCTGCTTCTTCTAATATTATTTGTGGAAGTTTAATACCATGGGTTCCAGCTTGGTATCATTTAATGGGAGAATATGTTGAACCTCCTTGTGGTTATGCTGGTCAAGTAATAAGTGATGCAATAGATGTATCACATTTAAATGGTCAAGTAGTTTCTATCTATGCTAATGGTGAAGTTTTAGAACAACAAGTTGTAGTGGATGGTACAGTAAATGTTAGTTCTGAATATTCACTCATTCATATAGGTTTACCTTTTTATTCAGATTTAGAAACACTTAATATTGAAGTTCCTCTACAAGAAGGAACAATGCAATCAAAGAGAGAAAAGATAAGTAATGTTACTTTCTCTTTCAAAGATACTAGAGGAGGATTCATTGGTCCTAATGAATTTGATCTCTGGGAAGCTTTTAAGATAGAATCTATTCGTCAAGGTTCAGGAAAGAACTATGGTGACTATGATCTTGTTACTGATGATATTAGACAACCACTATTAGGTCAATATGGTAATGAAGGACATATTTTCTTTAGGCAATCAGATCCATTGCCTGTAACTATTGGAGCTATTATTCCGGAGGTAGATCTTGGAAACGCAAGTAGATAAAATCTATTATGATAAAGATGGTATCATAGTAAGACGTTCTATCAAAGAAGACGTTTATTATCTTTCTGATAAACTTAGAGATAGTGATGTTAATGAAATATGGGCTTGTAGTAATCGGTTACCATTAGAGTCATTAAAGAGATCATTAGAAACATCAATCTTTTGTTGTACTATTATTAATAAAGAACCTATTGGTATCTTTGGTATTTCACCTTTAACTGTTCTAGCGGATAAAGCTAGTGTATGGTTTTTAGGTACAAATGGTATAGATAAGATTCAAAGGAGATTTGCTAAGAACAGTAAATATTTTATCAATATGATGTTAGAGTTCTATCCTTATCTTTATAATTGGGTAGATGATAGGAATACAGTTTCTATCAAATGGCTTAAACTATGTGGAGCAGTCATAGAAGAACCTAAACCTCATGGTAAAGAGAAATTACCTTTTCGTTATTTTTATTTTCAAAAGGGAGGCAACAATGTGTGAACCAGCAACATTAATGGCGGTAGGAAGTATGGCAATGACTGCTTACTCTGGTTGGAATACAGGTAGAGCTCAAAGAGCAGAAGGTATAGCTCAGTCTAATTACTACAATTACATAGCTGAACAAAGAGAGATAGATGCTAATGAAGCTATTAAAGCTGGTGATAGACAAGTTACCTTAGTTCAAGATGCAGCTATGAGAGAAGGTAAACAGTTAAAGAAAACACAGGCTCAACTCTCAGCTTCTCAGTTAGTATCTATGGCAGCTAATGGTATGGATATCTCTTCAGTAAGTGCTGAGGATATAGTACGCACTACTGCAGAAACACAAAGAGAAGATGAAATAGCTTTACGTTACAATGCTGATATAAAGTCCTGGGAAATTGATACTGATGCTAGATATAAGAGTTGGAGTTTTAAACAAGAAGCTGAGCAAGCTAGGTATTCTGCAAGGAATGCTTTAAGAGCTGGAAAAATAGCTGCTACAAATACTTATTTAAAAACAGGAGCTAGTTTATTAGGTCAAGGATCTACCTTTGGTTCAATGGGTATGTTTAATACAGGTACTCCTGCAGTAGCTGGACAAAGCGGTTATGGTGCAGGTACTCCAGTTGGAGCAAGAAATATGGGAACATGGACTAAGTTCTAATTTAATAATAAGAAGGAGTTACTATGAAAGTTCCAATGCAAGATAGACAAGTTAAAGAGAATGTAGGTAATGTTCCTACTCCTCCTTCAGTACAACCAATGAGAAGTGCCTTTGGGGAAAATATAGTACAAGCCCAAGGTACTCTTTCTGAGACTGCTGATGTCATGTCTAATGTGTTAGCTAAACAAGCAGAGAGAAAACAAAAAGAACAAGATAGTAAGTTCTTACTCAATCTTGATAAGCAATATACTTTACATAATCAAGATCTCTTATGGAATAAAGATGAGGAAGAGACTACTATTAATGGTCAGATAATTCAAAGACCTAAAGGTATTATGAATAGGTCTGGTGATTTAACTGAAGGCTCTATTTATGAATATGATAAAAAGAGTAAAGATTTTATGGATTCTTGGTTAGTGGCTACACCTAAACATTTAAAACAAGAAGCCACTAAGTATCTCACTAACACTTATTTAAGTAACAGGAATAGTGTTATTGGTCATGAAGTACAACAAAAGAAGAAAGCCACAGACTTACAGTTTACTTCTTCTATTGAGTCAACTAAAGATAGTTTATATATGGCTCAAGATCCTGGAGCTTTACTGAGGAAGTCTGAGAATCTTAAAGGTCAAGTGAATAGTTATATGGACTGGTTAGGTATTACTGATAAAGAGACTAGAACCATTATCCTGGACAAACATCTTAGTGAAGGGATTGAGAAATCTATTGAAGGAGCTTTAGAATTAGATATGTCTGGTGTTAGAGCTAGAGGTTTAGTACAATCAGCTTTGGATTCTAAAGTAGTTTCTAAAGAAGATTATGATCTTATGTCTAAGAAGATTGATCTTCAAGTTAAGCAGAATTCAAGATTAGTAGAAGATGATTTATTATCTCAATTTATTATGGAAACTCTAACTCCAGGTGAAGTTATGTCAGCCGCTTCTCCACAAGAGAAAGGAGGTATTGGTGCATCTAAAGCTAATACCTTAATTAATAAACTCATCTCTGCTCAGAAAGCTAAAGTTAAAGATATTTCAAAAGATGATGAAGCTGCTACAGAATACATAGCTTTAGTTGATTCAATGTTAAATAATCGTATTGATCAATTTGAAGCTAAACAACTTTTAGTTGATGCTAAAGCTAATGGTATGCCAAAAGAAGATGTAGAGAAACTTAGAAAGGTTAAGTCTTTACTATCTGATATGAAGTGGAATACTGAGCATGCTGTTTGGAATAATTCTATGGATACTTTAATGAGTTGGTTTGGTAAAGAAAGATCACCAGATAATAAAGCTCTAGCTGTTGCTATTAAAACTTTAATTTCTTCAGATAAGAATCCTGAGGAAGTTACTCAAGAGATTATCAGGAATGACTATAACAGTAAGAATCCTGATACTCAGATTCCTCCTGATGGAAATGTATTACAAGAAATTGAGAATAATGAGAATAAGTTAAAAGATAAGGCTTCTCAAATAATGTCTCAAATCAGTGAGTTCTTAGTTCCAAGTGCAGAAGCAGCTGAAACTAATGAAACTAATGAAACTGATGATATGTCTAAACCAATAGAGAAAGAAACTAAAGTTCCAAAGAAAAAAGATCTATCTACTCAATTAAAAGAAGATCTACAATTTCAAGTAGATCAAGCTAGAGCTTTTTCCATTGGAGTAATTTCTAGAGCTCAAGAATCTGTCTATGAATCTTTTGAGTCTTTTGTAAATCAAAGTGAAATGCGTTCTACTCTAATGAATGAAGCTATGGATATTATCTCTGGTGGAATGTCATTAGAACAAGCTGAAGCTTTAAGAGATAAAGAAATAGAAAGAGTCAAAAAGATTCCTGGTAATTTATCTGCCTTAGCCAAAGAGACTATTCAATTTAGTGCAGAGAAAATGGTAAATGATTTAAGAGTAGCCAGTGACTTCTTACATGATCCCATTGGTACTTTAATGTCTACCAAAGATGATAAGTTAGAAATGAAAGGTTATTCTCCTAAAGCTAAACAGGGAGCTTTGGATATTGTTCACTTTCTCTTTGATCCTTTTGTAAAAAGTGCTAGAGGAATAGGTGGATTAGTATTTCCTGAAGAAGGTGATATCTTAGGTAAACAAGGTTCAATTAAGGATAGACTACAACAATCAGTTAAAGATATGTTAGACGATCCAGGTGCAGGTTATATTGCAGAACGTATAGGTGATGATATCTTTACTGGTCATGAGAGTGATTCCTCTAGAGCATTAAAGATCTTTACTGCTGCAGCTGCTGGTACAGTTAGTGAAGTACTTACTTTTAACCCAAAGCTTATATGGAATGCTTTAAAATCTTTAAGACCTAGTTACCAAACTAGTCTGAGACAAAAAGAAATTCTTAGAGCTATGGAAGATGATTTACCAAAGCTTAGAGAATATGCTAAAGCAAGAATGAAAGCTAAAGGTTATCCAGAAAGTACTACAAATCAAATAGTACCTCAGTTAGAAGCTATTCATTTTGCTAGAGGAGCTGAGTATGATATTAATCTAGGTAATTATCTTAAAGGTGTTATTGATAGAACCATTCCTAGATTTGGTGGTCTTAAAGCTTTAGCAAATCAAAGAGGAGAAATGAGTTTTATAGGAGAATCAGGTATTCCTCTCAAGAGTAATCTTCAAGCAGTTATTGGTTCAGTAAAGATGCCAGCATTCACAACCGCTACTCAAGCTCTAAATACTTTAAAGAATGCTGGCCTTACTAAAGATGAAATTGAATTCTCTGGTATAGAGAAGTTCTTAGAAGGTAAAGATAAAGTATCTCAAAAAGAATTGATGGAGTTTGTTGAAAAGAATAAAGTAAAGCTTAATGTGATTAAAACAAATGAACCTTCTACTTATCCTAAAACTAGTCCAGAGAAATTAGAAGCGGATGAGAATGTTCAACGTTTAGAATCTTTATTCGGTTTTAAAGTTAAGGTCAATGATAATTTAGGTCTTATTTCTTTTGAGAATAATGAGACTGGAGAACTTTTAACTTGGGAAGAAGTAGAAAAAATAAATGAAGAAGCTGGTGAATTAGCTGCTGATATAGAAACTGCTGTTAGAACAGGTGATTTTCAAAATAGTGTAGCCGGGGGTCGAGAAACTGTTCCTGCTGATGCTTTAGAAGAAGGAGATAAGATATTACTTAGTGATAATACTTATGGGATTGTAGATTCTATTGATGCACAAAAGAGAGAAGTTTATGTAATGTTTGAAGATGGAAGAGAAGTAGTTTTTCCGGTTGAAGATGGTCAAGCAGAATTAGCTGTCTTAGCTAAAGATGGTGATAGTCAATTAGCACCATTACCTGAAGGATCAGACTTAGGACAATTAATGGATAGAGGTGATCCAACAGTATTATTAGAACCAGCTTTACCTAGTGATTTTGGTGATCAACCTTTACCTAAGTATTCTGGTTACCAATTACCTGGTGGTAAGAATTATAAAGAAATTAAGATTCAATATCTAGAACCGGGTAATAAATTAGATTCTTATGTTTCTCCACATTGGTCAGAACGTAATGTCTTAGCTCATCTAAGAACCAATGAGAGAGTAGATATGGAAGGTAATTCTGTTTTATTCTTAGAAGAACTTCAACCAGAATGGATTAAAGCTGCTAGAGGTAAAGTAGAAGCAAGTGATAGACCTCCTTTTTCTAAAGAGTGGGTTCTCTTAGGAGTTAAGCAAGCAATACAAGAAGCTATTGAAACTGGTAAAGATAGTGTAGCTTGGATCAATGGTCAACAAACGGCAGATAGATATGATCTTAGTAAACACTTAAGTCATATTCAATATGAGAAACTAGAAACAGGTAATTATAATGTAACAGCTTTTGGTACTAGTGGTGGTACAGTTTGGAATGGTACACAAGTTAATTTAAAAGACCTTGAAACACATTTAGGTAAAGATATAGTTGATAAAATAAATAAAGGTCTTGGTAAATCAGACGGGAAAAGAGTTAAAAGAATAGAAGGTTTAGATTTAAAAATAGGAGGAGAATGGGCCAAAGAACTTTATGATAAGATCTTACCAAACACAGTTAATAGATATGTTAAGAAGTGGGGCTCTAAGGTAGAAGAAATAGAATTACCTCTAACTAATGTACCAATGTCAACTGAAGGTATGTCTCCCGCAGAAGCTAAAGGTTGGTTAGAAGCTTCACGTAAAGATGTTAATAAACAACAAGGATTTAAAATAACTCCTCAAATGGTAAAGGAAGTCACTGAGGAAGGTCAACCTATGTTTGGACAAAGGTTAGCATCAGCTACTCCAGCTGAGAGATTAAAAAGTCAAAGAGGTCAAGCAGCTGGTTCAGAGAATCTTCCTGATACTCCAGAAGGAGAAGGAGTTAAACCTGAAATACTTAGAGAGCTTGAATCTAAGAGTACTGAAGTTCCTCAATTTAAAACTACAGAAGAAGCAGTTGCCTTTGGAGAAAAAGCTACATCAGCACAGAAACAAGAATTATTAAAAAGAAGAGAAGAGATCTTAAAACAGAATAAGGAATTAATGTCTAAACCTAATAAGACAGATGAAGAGTTTCAATTAGGTATGGATAAGTCTGTTGAAGCTCAATTCTATCGAGAAGCTTTAGAGGCAGCTAGTGGTTCTTTATCTTTAAATAGATTACAGAATATTAGGGGACAACTTAATCTTGGAAGTGGAGGTTCTAAGAAGAGTACTAAAGCTTTGGTTAGAGAAACCACTGGTCAAGTAAAACCTCAAGGTAAAAGTATTTCTGAGAAGCAAGCTTTAAAGAGAGCTCTCCAAAGAGAACAGAAAGGTACAAGGAAAGCAGAGAGTGAAGGAGTTAAGTTCGGTATAGAGAAAGGTCAACAAAAGGTCAAAGATGTCCTGCTACCGACTCTCGCAAAAGAACGCCTTAAGTACCAACAGGAATTAACTGAGTTGGAGCGTAGGGAGCAGCTAGGGCTCCTTAAGGAAGATATTAAATCACGTAATAAACTAAACCAATTACGTTTAAGAGATAAATTACGCAAAGAAAAAGCTAAGATGAAAAAGGATCTTAGCAAAAAGATCAAGGAGATCAAGGAACCACCAGCAAAGACTTTACCTATTGAATATAAAGATGCTATCACTGAGATTCAAAAGAATATTGATACTGGTAAACTAAAACTTACTAACATTCTCAAAGTTACTGAGGAGTTAGGTTTAGATGCTGAATTAGTAGATACAATGAAAAATGTTAATGGGTTAAGTGCTACTGATATGACAATCGATGAACTAAATGATGTTCATGATGTTATTCAACAATTAAGATATTCTGGAAGTATAGCCAATAAGTTTTTAAAGGTAAATACTGATAAGTCAATTCAAGAGACAATATTAGAGGGAGCTAAAACAATTACTAAAGGAAAAGGTATAAGTGATATTCCTCCCATTTCTAAGCACCTGAAAAAAGAATGGGATAAGAAGCCACAAGATTTTAAGAATAAATATATTGCTGAACATCGTAGACCTGAAGCTGTCTTTGAACAACTTGATGGTTGGCAAGAAGGTATCTCTTATAACACAGCTTTTAAACCAATGATTAAAGCTGAACAACAATATCAAAAGAGTATGGGTGATAGAGTAGAGGAATTAAGTGCTATAGTGGATGATGTCAATATTGCTAGAGCAATTAATAAGACAGAGAATGTTCCTGGCTTTGATGTACCATTAACTAGAGACAATATGTATTTCATTTTAGCCAATTCTTTGAATACACAAAATAGAGCTCACTTAATGGCATCAGGTGTATCTGAAGAAATGATTGAAAATGTTATTGAGAAATTATCCCCAGAAGAAGTTCAAATGGTTAATGATGTATTGTTATTCCTTAAAGATCAATGGAATAGTTTAGATCAAACATATTCTGCTCTAAGAGGAAAACATATGGGAAAGATTAATGATTTCTATTTTCCAATTATGAATCTAGAGAAAGTAGGTAATCTTGAAGCTATTGAAATGAATGTAAAAATGTTTGGAGACTTTATTAGAGCTGGTGTACCTAAAGGATTCACTAAGGAAAGATCTCCAATGAGTGAGAAAGCTTTTAAGAGATATTCTTTCTTTGAGAATGTTCATAGATATGTACGTCAAGCAGAATACTATAAAGCTTTTGCTTTACCTATTCGTGATGCTAGTAGATATCTTAGGAATCCTAATATTAAACAAGCTATCTCAGAAAATCTTAATCCTCAAACCTATACTGTTCTAAACAATTGGTTAGATGATATAGCAAGAGGTAGAGATAAAACTACTGGAGAGTTCTTAGATGATCTTTCAGCTTTAATAAGAACTAATTTTGTTACTTCAGTATTAGGAGCTAACCTATCTACTGTCACTAAACAGTTTCCTTCCTTTGTGCAAGGAACAGGAATGATCGGAGAATCTTGGGGAATGAGTGGATTATCTCAATTCTTAAAAGATCCTAATGGTACTATTGATTTTGTGAATACTAAGTCTGTTCAAATGAAGAATAGACGTTATTCACAGGAAAGAGAATTACAAGAGATTGCGGAAGGAAGAGGAATAGAAAAGATCTTAGGAGGAAAAACTAAACTCTCTGATCTTAATCTCAAACAACTAAAGCAAATGATTAAAGAAGAAGCTATGTTACCTATTCTGTTAGCTGATAGAGCTACAGTAACAGCAATATGGAAAGGTGCTTATGATAAGAAGATGGAACAAACATTAGGTAATGAAGAATTAGCTATTGAGTATGCAGATAAGGTAATACGTAGAACTCAACCTCAATCTGGTTTAGTTCATTTACCCTCAATCTTTAAGTCAACTCCTTTAATGAAGTTGCCTACAACTTTTAAGAATCAACCTAATCAAAACTGGAATTTGATTTACGATACCTATGTGAAGTATAATGAAGGAGCTAAGACTAAGGAAACTTTTGGAGAATTTATGAAAGGTACATTTTATTACTTAATCTTTGGTGGTATATTGTTTGGAGCTATTTCAAGGAGGAGACTACCAAAAGACTTTAAAGAATTATCTATTGATATTCTACATCAAGGAGTAGGAGGTTTAGTAGGTCTTAGTCAATTAGTAGCTAAGATCAAATATCCTTGGGGTTCTACTGATCTACTAGATGCTACAATGTCTGATGCTGCTAAGATTGCTACATCTAAGGAGATTATGACCAAGGCTAAGTATGCTGGTAGAACATTAGGTAAGGTAGTAGGTATTCCCGGATATACTGCAGTAGAAAGATTTATTACTAGAGAGTCACTTTCTACTAAACTCTTAGGAGGAGAGAAAGAGACTAAAAAGAAAAATAGGAGTTTCTAATGATAGTAGAAAGAATAAGAGAATTAGAAGAGAAGGAACAAAGATTAGAGTCTATTGAAAATGAATTAGACAATTTAAAAACTATTCTAACTACTCAGGAGAACTACCTAAAAGGTAAAGAACAAAGATTAAAGTTAGATAGAAAACAGTTTGAGGAAATGTTAGAAAGAGTAACTAAGAGAATCTCTGAAAAAGAAAATGAACTTGATAATGCTATTAAACAACTTAAGAAAGAAATGGAAAATTATCAAGAATACATTTCTCATAAGACAGAATTAGAACAACAAAAGAAAGACTTAGAAGAAGCTTATACTAGACTAGATAAGAGAGAGAAAGAAATAACCCAACTAGAATCAGAAAACAAATAAGGAGATGTACAGCATGGACTATTCAACTATAACAGTAATGGCTTCTTTTGTTGGAATGCTCATTGGGATGTGGAATATTGCAAGAGCATTTAGAAAAGACATTGATCGAGTCTTTGTAAGATTTGATGATCACAAAGAGGATGTAGATAAAAAGCTGTTCCTCCTACAGGATATTACCTCTCATAATTTTGTAAGGAGAGATAATTGTACTTTACAAACAGAAGTCTTTAAGGGAATGTTCAATGATATTAAAAGTTCTATAATTTCTGTTGATAGAAAAATAGACAACATTATTCTTAAAGGTAGTGTTGAGAAAAGTAGTTAAAGGATAATGCTGTGAAAATAGATAGACTTTATGATGAATACTTACATAACATTATTATACCACTATCTCAGATAAGGTCTATCTGTAAGAAATGTGAAAAATATCATCTATGCAAGTTAAGTACTAAGATAGATGTTTTAATAGATAAGAGTTTTATTTTAGTTAGTCAAATGTCAACAGTAAAAAGGAGGTACTATATGTTAGTCTTTATTATTGGCGCAATTATTGGAGCAGCAGCAGTATATATCTTGGTTGATCAAGGTATTATCAGGATGAAGAAATAATGGAAAAATTCTCATTATCAAAATTCATTATGAGTTTCTTTCAATGGTTACCATGGTTAAAGACTATGAGATATTTCATAGGCATTGCTATTATCTTAGTAATCTGTCTTGGAATATATCAAAAGTTCTTTAAAAAAGAGAATGTTTTAAATACTCAGATACACGGTAACGTTGATAAGCTTACTATCATACAGAAGCCTTCAAGGTTTTTTATACCTTTTGTTGAAGGCTCTGTAGGACAGGATAGTGATAACAGTGGATTTGATACTTCAATAAGAGCAGGATTAAGATTTGAATTTTAATTCCTGAATGCGTCGGAGGGATCTACTAGTAGTGATACAAGTAGCCCTCCGATGAACATACCTAAAACTAAAACTATCATTAAACCAATAATAAAACTAAACCAGATCATTTCTTAGCCTTCTTTTGTTTTTCCATCTTCTTTTGAAAATTCTTTTTATCAACCATTCTATTTTGAATAGTCGTTATCATTCTATCCAGGTGTTTAGTCTGAGCTTCCTCTTGACCTAGATACATATTCTGTTTAGCTAAGTTTATAAAATGCATAGCTTGATCTAGGTTACCTATCTGATTAAGACATACTGCTGCTTGATATAATAATAGAAAATCATTAGGCATTCTCCCTAATCCTTCTTCAATAAGATACCAGGCTGTTAAGAATCTACCTTGTTGAAAGTAGAAGTCTATCCTATTAAATCTAGGTTTAGCAACATCAGGAGCATAGAGCATTTGATACTTTTGATAATGATCAATAGATTTATACATAAACATAGTACCTTGAAGATTTGTAGCATAATAAGTAATGATAGCTACATAGACATAATTAGCATAAGGTAACATGTTAATAAAGTATGAAAGAAAGAACATCATAAATACTATAGGAACAGCCATATATCTTTCTGCATTGATTTGTACTGCAGAAGTTATAGCTGACCATTGTAAAATAGATAAAACTGTAAATAACCACATGATCTTCATATAGTCCTGAAAATAAATTAATAGTCCAATAGAGATGACTACTGCTAACAATCCTTTAAAGAATTCTAGATTAATAGCATAGCAGTTTTTGTTATCTTTCTCATTAATACCCCACCAATATAATTCAGGATTATTAATCAATACTCTTAAAGGTGTTATCATTTTAAAGAAAAAGAATCCATAAGATTTTACAATAATGATTGGTCTGTCTTTAGTAAAACTCTTTTGAAAACTACTTAAGACTTTATCCATTCTACTTCTAACTTTGTCTCTTAATTCTTTACCTTTAAAGAAATAAACAATAGGTATTAAAATAAGTAACCAATAACCTATATCAAGAAACAATATTGGAGCAAAGAAAGCTAAGGCATGATTCCAGAAGAAAGTCATAGGATATAAAACAATACCAAATGGTTTCCATAGTAACATGAGTAATACCATAATAACTGTAATGGCATATCTCCTACCATTTAACCATATTGAGATTTGATGGTTAGCTGGATTAGCAACATAGAGTAATGCTGCACAAAAAGAAACCTTAGAATAACCAAAGACCATAAAGATTAAACAACCTATGACAGCTGTAGTAAATATACTTAATAGATGATCTAACCAAGGATCAGTAGTAAAGGTACCACCCCCATAAGTTCTTGAACCCAATTCTCTAAAGAACTCTTGGATCATACTTTTAAAATTCTTCTTTACAGCTCCTTCTCCTCTGGATTTATCCCAGGACCTAGTGTAACCTTGTCTACCAACATATACTCCAATATCATCAATGATGATTGAGAACCAGATGGTTCTAAAGTAGAGTATTAGTGTGAACAAACTGATGATAATTACTTCCATGCTTTTACCCTCCATATAAATTATTTAATGATTAAAAAACTGAATATTAATAAAGCAACTATGAAAATGGTTAAACATACAATGTCTAAGATATCTCCTTTTGTTTGAAGTTTTTGTTTAGGTATAAATGAGCTATAATCATTTTTAATACATTCTTGAGCATACCAACTTTTACTATAGTCTTCTAACATAGTATCATTACACATATAGTGACTAGGCATCCAACATCCATAGAAACCTTTACAGTTTTCACAACATCTCTTAAGTTCAACATTATCTTCCATCTTCCACCTCTTTGAGTTGTTGTTTTAAATATCTCATCCTACTTCCTTTGTGCCAAATGCCTGTTTCAAAACTAAAAAATTGTGTAGAGTCCATAGGGATCCGATCTAGTTCGCTAATCCTCGCCTCAATCTCCCTCTTTCGGATTAGGGTGAGGATGTCTTCAGACACATTTTCGCATAGCTCGTATTTACCTGTGACTGTAATTACCTCATGACCTAATCTCTCCCATTCCGATTCAACAACTTTCTTAATTTGTAATTTCAATTCATCTTCCATGATTAACCTCCTAAAATTAATTCATCTAAAGCTTTTCTAGTATCTAAAATTAGATCTAAGATTTGATCATATACTTCTAAGTTATCAGCAAAAACATTCTTGATTAAATTATCCATAGCAGTTCTTTGATAAACTTCTAAAACTTTATTATGTTTAACATAACCATAGAGTTTCAATCTACTCTCTAACTCTTCAGAATCTAATGGTATTCCACAGAATTCATCTAAAGGTTTAGTAACTAAATCAGAATCTACCTTCTGATATTTACGATGAGTGATCTGATACATAATATCAGAAACATTAACTATTATCTCAATAAGCTGATAGGGGTCTTTAGCTATTGTATGTAAGTAAAGTCTAGCTCGTTCTAGTCTTTCAATCTCATCTGTTGAAATAAGTACTTGTTTCATTATTTACTCCTTTTTTCTTTTTTATTTTTTGTAAGATAAAAGATTATTTCATAACAAAATTGTAAATTTAAAATAAGATAACGTTTCCACAAACGACGAGGTTCACAGAATAAACGAAATAACCATTCCAGTCCACTATGTTGCATCCACTTAGGTGCTCTTGTTTTAACTCCTGATAAAAAATCAAAGGCTGCACCTACTCCTATCATCACAGGAACATCAAGACGTGAACGATGAAGTGACATCCAAAAGTCTTGTTTTGGAGAACCAAGTGCTACCCATAAAATATCTGGTTTTGCCCAATTAATCTTATCTATCAACCATTGAGGTTCTAATTCAGCTTTGTCTCTAAAAGGTAGTGACATTGTACCAACTATTTTAATCTCTGGATTAAAAGAATAAAGTTGTCTTTTAAGTAGGAAAAGAGTTGATTCTGTTGTACCTAAAAAGAAATGATTCCAATTAGTGAGTTTAGGATCAGAACAAATATATTCCATAAGATCTATGCCACATACTCTTCCTACTTCTGTTTCACCATGAAATTTTAAAAACCAAACAAGAGGCATTCCATCAGGTAAAACCATATCTGCTTTATTAATCACATCACAATATTCCTTATCTCTTCTTGCTTGGACCACAGTAGATACTGGAGCACAACAAATATAGGATTTTCTTTTACAGTTAATCATATCCTTTATTTCTTCAAGAGTATGATTCATATTAGAAACAGATATTTTTGTATCTAGGAGATTGATCTCTTTTCTTTTCATCAATAAGCTCCTCTCCCTTTTAAAACAGCTTTAGGTGTCCTAAGTAAAATCTTTAAGTCTAACCAGAAGCTTCTATTTTCTCGATAAAATAAATCCCAAGCAATCATTCTTTCAAATGAAGTCTCTGATCTTCCTCTTATTTGCCATAGTCCTGTAATACCTGGAAGCATAAGTAATCTAACATGTTGTCTAATATCCTTAGGATTAAATTGATCTAAGGGTAAAGGACGAGGACCTACTAAACTCATATCACCTTTTAATACATTAAAAAGTTGAGGTAATTCATCAATACTATATTTTCTTAAGAACTTTCCTATATTGGTTATTCTAGGATCATCCTTAATTTTAAACATAACATTCTTTTCATTTAATCGTTCTAATTCTTTTTGCTTTAGATCTGCTCCAACAATCATAGTCCTAAACTTTAACATAGGAAAAGGTTTTAAATCTATTCCTCTTCGATATGATTTATAAAGAATAGTACCTTTCTTATCAGTATCAAAGTTCTCAATGGAATCTTCTAGTTTTATCATGATTGCTGCATAAATCATAATAGGACTAAAGATTAAGATTAAAATGATTGAAACTACTATGTCAAATATCCGTTTTATAAACATAATTTACCCTTAAATTTAGTCCTTAAAAGGTCTGGTTTCTCTGCCCATTTTGACGCGTATGGAATTCTCAGAGGCCCACGTATTAAAACCTATGCCTTCTTTTTTTGAGATCCTTATTTGCCTTGTTTTTAACCAGGCTATGAGCTCAATAGCAAAGCCTGGTGTTAAGTATTTATGTCTACTCATCTTAGTAATAAGAGAATGTTCTCCCCTAGTTAAAGGTACTCCAAGATCTAAGTCCCATAGAGCTTTACACTTCAAAGCTTTCTTGAGAGTTGTAATCTTTTTCTCTTTAAGTAAAGTTGTTATCTCTTTCCTATGATGAACTTGAACTCCTTTAGTCTTTTCAGGAAAGCCCCACTTATCGAGTATTGCTCTTCTCCACTTAAGATATTTATTAGTCTTACGTAAAGCCCTTATCATTAATTGAAGAGGAGTCTTTGCTCTTCTCTTTTGCCATCTCATTTTAAAACTCCCTTATTTCCCAATAAATATCTGGAGTATGTAATCTACCTACACCATAACTATATAAGCTCCATTCTACAATACAAGGAATTTCTTTATCACATGTTCTTTCTACTTTTTTGTAAAGAGCATTTAATAAAGGAGCCATATTTCCTATATCCTTTGCTAGGAATGGAGCTAACTTAGGAATTTTTATTCTATGACTTTGTAGATTAGGATGTGTATCTAATTCCCTTACCTTTCCTGGACCTATAACAAACTCCATGATGTTCTCAGCTTTACCTGTTAAGGCTACTGTACCAAAAGCTAAACAATCCTTAGTATCAAGACTAGGGGAGAAGATTAATCTATAACCATCATTCAAATGAATCAAGGCTGGTTGGATTAATTCCTCTCCCTTAATCATGAAGTAAAAAGGGCAAAGATAATTACTACCTTTCTCTGTCCTCATTGAGATCAACTCAGAATTGTGTTTAGCTATATAAGTAAGCATTTCTTGTTTATGGTCTGTAATAAAACATGGTAACGTATTGAGACCAAGTTCTTCTAGCTTAATTAAGCTTTCACTTTTCGTCATGATCTTTTTCCTTAGTATTTTGTTCTTTGTCTGAATTTGTTTACAATAGACTTCTTGAAATATAGGAAGACTACATTACAAGAAGTAAGACCTATCTCAATAAACAACTGGATCATAAAATGAAGAGCATCCATTAGCTCTTCTAGGAAATGATCTAAATCGATAGGTACTTCACTTTGTTTCCAAGCTTTATTTCTTAAACAATTACCTGCTTCATAGAGTTCTTCTGTAACACGATAGATTAACAGCCGAACTCTTTCTTGTCCTTGAAAAGTATTTAAATCCAAAGGCATATCAGGAACTAAAGCTCCTTTAGCTTTTTCAATTGGATTATACTTTTCTTCCAACTCTTTTTGTCTTGAAAAGATAGCTTTAAAAGAATCACCATCATTCTCAAGAACAATCTGATTTACCTCTTCTACTATGTTGTTATCTTCTACATCAGTAATGTTCATTTAATCCTCCTCCACTTCTTCACTGTTCCTACAGAAGGTCTTAGTGAATACTCCGGTATTTTTCCATTGACCTTTATGACAGATGTCCCAGAAGCCACACATTGTAGGAGAACATAAAAAGTTATTCTCAGAACAAGGATAAAAGTTACCTTGTCTCATAGAACTAATAACTCTTTCTAACAATGCTTTAAAATTTTCTAGTTCATCTTTCTTATGCTTAATTGTCTTACTCGTTTCTATCTTAGCATCACCAATAGCATTTCTACTACGAATGATATAATCAAGATTAAAACCTTTAGGTAACTTACCGAACTTTTCTAAGTAACCTAAAGAATAAGAATAACCTTGAGTAGACTTGATTGGGTCTAACCAGTTAGGTAATCTCTTCTTAGTCTTATGATCTCGAATTGTCTCATCCTGTAGAATAAGGTCGAGAGTTCCAGTGATTTCTGCATTAGCATCTTCTAATGTGATCTTCACTGGAATCTCTACCTCTTTAGGTTCAAGAATAATTGCTCTCTCTTTGTAATAAACAGGAAGCATAGAATTGACACCTTCTTTTTCAAACACATCAGGTTTCTCATCTTTATTCCATTGAGTAGACTTCTTCCTTAACTTAAACTCATCATGGAACACATCCTGTAAAGTAGAGAGTTTAGAATTCTTTCCCTTTTCTTTTTTATACTTATAATGATGCTCAGCCGACTTGTGAAAACAAGAGCCCATCATCATGGAACTACTAGGCATGATGACGAGCCCTTTGAAGTATCGAAAGAAACATTGAGCAGGACATCTTAGATAAGTCTTAATCGCTGAAGTTCTTATTACGAGTTTAGTCTTATCATCAATGTACTTTATCTGTTTCATTAGTTATCCTTATTGGTTGTTTACCAGTTATTATTTCTTTCGATTTGTTTTCTTTGTTACTTTCTTTTTTGTTGCTGATTTAGTCTTTTTAGAAGACTTAGTATTTTCCTTAGCAACCTTTTTAACAGATTTTCCTTTTTTGGTTGCTTTTTGTTTTTTAGACTTAGGAGCTGGTTCTTCATCTTCCTCATCAGCATCTTCTTCTTCCTCTTCTTCCTCTTCACCGTCTCCCTCATCATCTTCTTCGTCTTCTTCTCCATCTTCCTCACCTTCTTCTTTTTCTTCTTCCTCTCCTTCTTCTTCTTCCTCATCATCGTCCTCTTCTTCATCTTCATCATCAGCTTTAGAACGAGAAGGTTTGGAATCGAAGTTAGCTCCGACAATAGCTTCTAATTCATCAAAGCTAATTTCGTTAACTACTTCTTTGTCAAGATCAAAGAGTTTGTTTTCCCAACCTTCAATATCAATAGCTGAAGGTCGTGGCCTTACTCGAATGTTGTAACGAGTATCCAACATACCAGTTCCTGTTCTTTCAATGATAACATCAAATCCTTCTTCAGGATGAGTGAGATCACCATAATCAGGATCACCACAATAACTCAATAATACTCCAAGGATCTTTGCTGAGAAACTCCAGATCATAACCTTACCAGATTTACGATCAATGATGTTAGCAAAATACTTGGTCCTTGGTCTTAAACGATCTGCTGCTTTCTGATCTTCTTTACTACCTTCTCTCATAAGATCAGCTTGATTACAAACTGGACATTCTTCATCGAACATCTTTAAACAAGGATAAACTCTTTCCTGTCCTTGCTCATTGACCAGACTGTAATGCATTGTTGCTTCTTTGTACCAGATACCTTCTGCACTCCAAGGTGGAAGAATACGAATTGTATTTTTACCTCCCTTAGCTTTAAAGAAAGTACCACTACCTAACTCCTCAAGCTTCTTTGAGATCTTCTCTTGATCAGCTAAGTAATACTTCTTACTTTTCTTTTCTTTGTCTTTCTTTACCTTCTTACTCATTTCACTACCTCCAGTTTCTTCCAATTTGATCCTACTTTAATTTCGAACTCCAGTGGTACTTTTAATTCTACTGGTGGTTCCCTAAACAAATCCTTAATTAGTTTGATTACATTTTTTACCTCCTTCTGTGGGCAATCAACCATTACTGCATCATGAACATTGGAGATTACTCTAGCCTCCATCTTTAATTCTTCTAATTTATTATCTAACCTCATCATATTATATTTTGTTATGTCTCCTGCCCCTCCTTGTATTGGACTATTAACTCCTTGTCTCAAAGCTTCTCTTCCTTCAGGTGTATCATGACTTGCACCATATAGTCTTCTAGTTCTACCATTATAAGCAAATGATTTACCAGTAGATATGATATCTTCTTTCTTTTGATCCATCCATTCCTTAGCCTTATGAAACTCAGCAAACCAATTATGAATATAATCTCTAGCTTCTTTTTCTGTACAACCTATGTTATCTGATAATCCTTTAGGACCAATAAGATAAATGATTCCAAAGTTAACTTTCTTACCAACTACCTTTCTTTCATGAGGAGTAACTTCATCATAAGGTTTATGTAAAGCTTTAGAAGTAGTTTCTGTATGTATATCTCTACCTTGTCTAAAGGCTTCAATAAGTTTTTTATCATTTGAATAATGAGCTAAGATTCTTAACTCAGCCTGAGAATAGTCTACTTGAAGAATCTGTCCATCTTTAAAACTTGAGATGAACATACTCTTAATCTCACCATCTCTTGGGATATTTTGTAGATTAGGATCAGAACATGATAACCTACCTGTTTTAGTACCAGTGATTTTAAAGTCACAATGTATTTTACTGTCTTCCTTAAGTAAATTATTTTTAATCAATCCATCTAGATAAACACTTTTGATCTTTGTTAATTTCCTAAGTTCTAAGATACCTTCTATAAACTTTTTCTTATTCTTATCCTTTGTTGCAGTAAGTAATACAGTTAAAGTATCCTCATTACAAGAAGGATTACCAGACGGAGTAGTTGATAAGATAGGTAGTTTTAATTTATCAAAGAGAACTTCTGATAATTGTTTAGTAGAGTTTAAATTAATATCACCACCAACTTGTCTTTTTAATTGAGTTTCTATCTTGAGTATATCCTTCTCATAAATCTTAGTTAACTCTGCATGACGTTTAAGGTCAATTTTAAATCCAAAGAATTCCATCCTAGTTAAAGTCATAAGCACTAACATTTCAAGATTCATAAGTTCTATTAATTTTTCTTTCTTCAATTGTTTAACATATCTACTATAAAGTCTCATGACAGCATCCACATCTGCTCCACCATACTTAGTCCACTGTTGAGTCGTAGGCATAGTATCTTCTTTCCAATGCTTTTTCATTTCTTCAGATAATTCACTAAGTTCTTCCATACCACATTCTACTCTTGATAAATGCTTGAGTGATTTATCTGGATAGTTTTCATCGAGTAAATGTTTAGCTACCATAGTGTCAAAAATAGGAACTTTAACTATGATATTGTTTTTCATTAACCATTGTAAATCAAATTTAATATTATGATTAATTACTAATTCCTTTGAATCTAATATCTCTTGTAGATGTTCCTTAATATTCTCCCACTTAAAGACATAAGAATTCTTTTCTTTAATGGCTAAATTTACCATGATGATTTGTTTCTTAGAGTCAGTGTAATCAAATCCTTGAGTTTCTAAGTCAATAGCTATTTTCTTTGATTGAATCAATTTACTTTTTAACTTAGGACCTAATTTACTAACATACTTGTAAACGACATTTTCTTCATTATTCTCTGGAGTTTCTTTATCACTTAAGAATTTACAGAGATCAGAGTAAATCAAATTAGCATAATAGTTTTTCTTTAGAGCAGTAGCTGGATGATAAGTAGGAATTACCTTAACTGTTCCATAAGAAGTTTTCAACTTTAAAGATTTACCTCTTGAGCTTTCCATAGTATATGAGAAGCTATCCATAATACCCTTTAAAGCTAAACTACCTAAAGCAATAATGAATTTAGGTTTTACTAAATTGATCTCTCCCATAAGATAAGTTCTACATTCTCTTATCTCTTTCATAGTTGGGATCTTATCATAAGGAGGCATACATTTTACAATATTAGTAATATATACATCCTCTCTTGAAAGATCTAATTCTTCTAAAATTACATCTAAGATCTTTCCTGCTTTTCCAGAGATAGGTTTCTCAGGATTATATTTAGAAGGAGATTGACCAACTATCATAATATCTGTTGGATAAGGACCATCTCCTAATAAACATATATCCTTAGTAGTTTTATGTAGAGAACATTTCTTACAAGATTTATTCCTTATTTTTTTCATAAGATAACCTTTATCATTTTCATTCGCTTAATCTCAACCATTTCTTCAATGATTGCATCACGAATAGGATCATTGTATTCATGTAAATATCTTACTTCTCTAACATTAATAGCAGCTAGAGCTTTGGTACAATTAACACATGGTTGATGAGTACAATAAAGAATTAAGTTATCATAAGAATGTTCTAAATGACATATTGCATTCATCTCTGCATGGATAGTCCTATGACAATGTCCATCAATAATTAAACAGCCTACATCAATACAATGAGGAGCTCCTGGTGCTGATCCATTATAACCAGTAGCTACTATTGCATTTCTATTTGCATCAACTAAGATAGCTCCAACCTTAGCTCTCTCACATGTACTTCGTTGAGCTACCATTAATGCAATGTTCATAAAATATTCTTCTCTAGTAAGTCTCATTAGAATACTCCTTTGTCCTCATAGTCTTTTCGGTAGGCATGTAAGCTTCCGATAAAGTGAGTGAAGTTACCATAACGAATATTCAAGAGATTTGCTACATATTCTTGTAACCTCATGGTTAATAAAATATCATAAATGAAATGCTCATAAAAATCACAAGATCTCATAACATAAATGACATCTAGATATTCTTGACTATTTCTCCTTCTCCTTAAGAATTGATAATGCATTGAACAAGGAATACGTCGAATTCCACCCATGCTTTGCATATCCTGATGTCTATCATAAATAGTAATTACTGCTTGACGAGTATCAGGATGATTCCTTAATTCTTCTACTACTTGATTGAGTTGTTCTCTATATCTTTCATTATAGGTATATGAAAACTTTCCATTCTTTTCCAAGAAAGGATTCCAGACCTGTTCTCTTAAAAAGAAAGCTTTGCCTGGATTTAACCATTGAGAAGAAATTCGATCACTGAATTCCTGATCAAGGTAGGTTAAGTTACCTCGCCTTTCTTGGAAAGAAAGAATGGAGTCTCCGTGGCTGGTGATACAATAAGCATAACCTTGAAGCTCAATTGTTTCAAAATCCTTATTTCCTTTTATGTCTTTATCCTGCATTGTCTGAGGACAAACCTTAGTTCCCATTTCAAATAGTTCTCTCTCAGTCTCATTTAAAGCCTCTTTTAAGTTTGAATAGATTCTCACCTTAATACCTCCTTAATTTGTTGGGTTGTCATTTCTCCTGGATCTTTATAGTCAATTAATAAAAATTTACTTTTTATATAAAGTGATAGCATAGAACTTAATTCCATACCTTCACGGAAAGCGTCTCTATCTAACATGACAAAGATTTTATCGGTAACACATTCTAAGATTGTTTTCATTTGTTGAGGTGTAGCTTTCTTACCTAATAAACATATTGCTGGTAATACCTCTCCTATTTTCATTGCATCAAATACACCTTCACATATTACTGCTTGTTCTACTTTACCAGTGAAAGTTTTAAATACTGTACCTCCTTTAGGTATAGCTGAATTTAAGTACTTCGGGACTCGTGGAGTTATGCTTCTACCTAAGAAATAAACTAACTCCGCATTTTCATAAACTGGAACTATAATTCGACTCATATAAATATCTTCATAACAATAATTAAGATTATATTTCTCAATCATATTTTTAGTGATACCTCTTTTGATTAAATATTTAAAAGCTCTAGGAGTTTTTGTTTCAGATATTTTAAAACAAGAGTTAGGAAGTTTAGGGTATATTTTTTGTTCTACTGGTTTCATTTTCTTAATTAATTTATTTTCAATGTAATGATTAAAATCTCTAGTAGTTGTGATTGGTAAATCTTTTACTCTACCAGAAACATTACAATGAAAACAATGGTAGATTTTCTTTTTAAGATTAACACCTAACTTACCTTTGATCTCATTACAGAAAGGACAATTGAAAAACAATTGATCTCCCTTTGATCTTACTGATTCACCTAACTGTTGATAGCTTAACATAAATTATTCTTCCACTTTATAATCTTCAAAAATCTCAGGTAAATAAGCTTTCATTTCTTTTAATATCAAATTAGCTACTTGTCTCATTTGAGGATGAGCCGCTTTAGAACATCTTAGTTTAAAGAAGTATCTCCATTCTCTAAGATTATAAGTTATCACAATCTCAGTCTTAAGAGAATTAGGTAATACCGATCTTGCCTCTTGTGAAGAACCCTTATCATTAATAAGAGCTTCATAGGCCATAGCACTTAATGTAATAGATTGTTTCCAAACTCCATAATTAATGGATTCTTTACACCAAAAACAAGGTTTAATGAATTGCATTGGTTTATTCATATAATTAACATAGCGAGTAGACTCTTGAGAATAAGAACCTATTCTATGTCTTACTATTTCATGAGTAACTCCTCGATCACAGATTACTCTAACTGTAACTTTCTCATGCTCAATAACAGATTCATGTCCTCGTTTTAAAATAGCCTTTACGAATTCTTTAGCTGAACTAGGAGTAATCTTATCTTCTGATTTGTAACAGGTTCTTCCTGCTCTCTCAATAGATATTAAAATATCTTCACTATTTTTATCTTGATAAAGGATCACGCTAGGTTCAATGATTTCTATTTTTGACATCGTTGTTCCTTTGTTAAATATTTAGCTAGATTTAAAGATTCCATCGTATTAATTGCTCCAGGTCTTATGTCTATTTTCTTTCTCCCACTAAAACACATTAAAGGTACACCAGGAATAAATATAAGATTATAGTGAGGTACTTCTAAAACTAAATCACCATATATCTTTTTATAGCATTCAAGTTCATTCATGATTTGTTTCCTCATTAGAGATAAACTTTATAGGATAGAGTGTATTATCACTAGGCTCTAAATAAAAGATAGCAAATTCACAAGCTACATAAACTAGACCACTATGTTCAATCATACTTACTACTTTACCATATTCATTAGGAACATACATTTTAAATTCCATTCCCTTCCTTATATCAACCATGATTTCCTCCTCTACTTATTTTATCAGCTACTGTATCTCTTCTCTCTTTAGTTTTAGACTTAGTCCTATTATTTCCTTCACCTACATACATTAAAGTGGGTCTCATGTTTACTCTAAAATAAAGATGCTTTCCTGTAGTTCTATTCTTTGCTAGATATAATCTACAGAGTTCATCTTCTAACTCTTCGGGACTCTGACAGATACTAATTACCACATCAGCTACAGCAGCTTTTCCGAAGTCCTCAGCAAAGTCCTCCATAGACAATATCTTTTTATCCATTGCTTTTCTATTGGCTTGTGAAGCAGTAACTATAGGAAGATGAAATTCATTGGCTAATCTTCTGAGATTAGTATAGACTTCTTTAATACCAAAACGTTCTGTCTTAAAAGTTTTACTTGGCTTAATTAAATCAGCATAATCAACACATAAGATATCAAAGTTTCCTTTACTTCTATTTTGATAATTAATAATGAAAGACTTAAGATCTTGAATTGTAGGATCTTCAGCTGAATAGTCTTTGATAATTAAATCACATCCAGTTTTTCTTAGGAAAGCTAATGGTGTTTTAATACGTGAAGGTTCTTTCTTTAAGCCTTCAAAGGTTCTTCCTGATATCCTTAAATCAAATCTCCTAGCTACTTTCCTAGCACTGATTTCTAATGTGAGATAACCAACCTTTTTACCTTGATAAAGAGCAGCTGCTGCAAAATTAATTAGAGTTAAAGTCTTACCTCTTTCTGGTGGAGCTAAAATTACTATTAATTCTCCTGGACCGAATCCACCTCCTAGAGCTCCATCCAAGGAGGGGATGCCCGAGGATATAACTGATTCTCTAGTATCGAGGCGGAGTCGGTTCTCAGGAGCTTCAAAATATTGACAACATCCTTCATCTATGTTGACAGATATATTAATAGCCTTATCTAAATGTTCTTGAATTTCAGTGAAGTCTGCCTTAGGTGATTCAAGTATTTCTAAGCCAGAGAGAATAGCTTTCTTAACTAAGTTTCTCTTAGCAAAATCTTTTATGGCTTCCTCAAAGATAATGTTATCCTTAACTCTTAGCTTACTCATTTTCTTAATAGCTCTTAAGGTATCTTTCTTGAGATCTTCATTCCTAATATTTTTATGTACGATTACCTTAAGGTCTGAGCGTGAGAGTTTATCTTCAGTCTTTTTAGATTCTTCATAGTATTCTTCAATTAATGAAAAAAGTTGTCTGGTAGGTTCTGATTGAAAGAATTCTTGTTTGAGGAAGGTATTGTATTTATAATAACTTTTCTTATTTCTTATTACCGATAGTATTCTTAATTCTAAGGCTAAGCTGTGATCCATGTGTGTTCTCCCCTGTCTTCTTTTTTACTTATTATTTATAGCATAAATAACATCATAAAGAGCATCTCTAATACCACTCATAGCTTCAACCTTAGCTTTGAGTAATCTTAACATCTCTTTAGTAGTTTCTTCTGATTTCTTAGTCGGGATCTGAGAAACTGATATTGAAATGTAAGCTCCTAAAGCTACTCCTAAAGCAAATACAATTCCTAATCCGAAAGTAATGAATATCTCTTTCATTTTTTATTCTCCTCTTTCTTCTTCTCTATTTCTTCTATAACTTTTAAAGCATCTTGTAGGTAAGTGATAAGAGTTTTGATTTCTTCTTTATTAAAGAATAGTCCAGCTTTTGTTAAATAAGAAAATCTTTCAGTACTAAGGAACTTCCTCATGTCAAAGATTATTGTACTTACACCATCTACCACTTCTTTGAGTAACCTAAAACGATAGAAGATATCTTTTTCTGGAGAAACTCTTCGAGGGAATTGTGGGTATTCTTTAAGAGGAACTTGTACAAAATCATCTGACATGAGGAATTTCCTTTTTTCTTTTGGGTTTTTTAGTTAATTATTATTCTAAACCCAGGGACTTAATTTGTAAACAGAAAAGATATCAACCGTTAAAATTAGAGGTCTTCCACCTTTTGTGAGACTATTTCCATAATCTCTGGTGTAACAATTACCTCTTCGTCTATGTCATTATAACATTCTAGAATCTCTACATCATTAATATAGGATCTAGCCTCTCCTCGATTGAATTCTGCATCTTCACCAAAGTGAGGATCATAGACATATTCGATTGATACTTCAACATAGAGATTAGTTCCTTGATACTCAATCTCTAATGTTTTTTCTATTTTGTGAGTTGTTGTAGCCATTATTCTTTTACTTCTTTTTTAACTGCTTTCTTTTTCTCAACCTTTTTTACTTCCTTCTTTACAGCTTTCTTTTTCTCAACTTTCTTTTCAGAAGCTGCTTTATTCTTAGAAAGATAAACTCCAAGACTTCTGATTTTCTTTCTAAGACTTCTGGCCGTAGAACTGTTTCGGTCAGATTCTTTATTCAGTTTTGTAATCAAAGAGTTGACATCCTCTTTAATTTCCTTCATTTGTTTTTCAACTGTTTTCTTAGCTTCTTTCTTTACTACTTTCTTTGTTGTAGCCATTTGTGTACTCCTTCTTATTAGGTTATTAGTTTCTTTTAATCGATCTATGTAAACATTCCCTTTCGTGTTCCAGGCAATGATATCTTTCTTATCAGCTAAACACATGAAGCTGACTTTATGTTTGTGATTGAAGTAAATTTCTACTGTACCATTTTCCTTTCTCTTTATGGTACACTTTTGACCTGGGTATCTCTCTTTCATTTTATCTAGAGATTCTCTATTCCAAATGGCAGCTTGTAACCTTTGAGCTTTTACTTCGGGTCTATCATAGTAGTTCATTTTATCTTCTTAACTTTCTTTCTTTTCTTGTTATAAGCAATAGTATTCTTTTTCATGCTCTCTAAAATCTTCTCATGTTTTAGGTCTAAGTCTCTAGCTGCATAAGGAAAGACATGAACAAAACAATATTTGTTAGGATTACCTTGTGATAATTTTTGATTACAGATTGGACATCTGCGAACTCGTTTTGGTTCTTCACTAATCATTTCTTGATATCCTCTTCAAATAACCATGGAACAATAATAAGGATAAGAACTGCTATAAGTGCTACCCATTCATGTACCATTGTTAGCTCCTTTGTGCAAAGTTTTGATTTAACCTAGCTGGTACTACCACTGAAGCATTGCACTCATTACAACATCTTCCTTCTTTAACTGGTTGAGCATTATTACCAAACTCATCTTTAAGAGGTTTACAACAAATACAACATTTACCTTTTTCATTCATAAAATCAAATTCTAATTGTTGTTCTTGTTTGGACATATACTCTCCTTAGTTTTAGTTTCATAAACAGTACCAAAGTGTTGTAGTTTAAGATTAAATAGGAAGTCTGTTCTGGGTTCATAAAGAGTTCTCTCAATTCTAATCCCATAAGCTTGATCATAGAATAACCATTCACAAATAAGCTGATCTTTAATACATGGATATTCTAATGAAGAAAGACCTTTTTCTATTTCAACATAGTTTTCTACTAGCATTATCCTCTCTCCTTTATCTTAATAAACTTCTTTTCTTAATAGATTTAGTTATTCTCATTTTATTTCTACGAACAGCTTCTTCGACTGTTTGTCTAGTTATCCCAAAAAATTCACCTATTTGTTGATAAGTATAACCTTCTTCGTGTAAAAGATAATATATTTGAAAATTTCTAATAATCTGAAAACGATAAGGTTTTTTATTAAGAGATGATAAACCATATCTTTGAGCAAAAGCTAAAGCACAAGGAGCAGACTTAAAACCTAACCATCTAGCATTTTGATTTAAGGTTAAATTAGGATCCCAATCAACTAATTTTTTTAAGGTCATTCTAGCTTGTTCATTACTTTGAAAATATAAGTCTTGAGCTTGTTCTATTTCCATTATCCCCTCCTCTTTTTTAGTTCTCTTTTCTTCTTCCTCTTATCCTTCTTCATTCTCTTTAACATTTCAGTAGTACTCATAGTAAGTTTTTGAGAGATATCTTCTTCAAGTTCTTTATTCTTTTTACCTTTCCCTTCTTTCCTATAACCTAACTTCCTAAGCTTACTTCTTATCTTTTTACATAAATCTTTATCTCCCTTAGCATCTTCCTTTTGTTTCAATAGCTCTTGGATAGCATCATCACCTTTGACAATTTCTTTCTTACCTTCCTTAGTTTCCTTAATTACTATTCCCTTCTTGGTTGAGGTATAGATACCTTCAGCTCCATAATACTTTTCCCAGATAGCTCGTGTAATCTTTTTAGATCTTTCATATCTTTCTAAAGTTTGTTTTGGAGTTTCTCCATGGATGACTTTAATACCTTTGTAATAACCCATTGTTTAGTCCTTTGGTGTTTTGGTTTTTGTTTCTTTCATTTGCTTATTAACTTCTTTTACTCTTTTAATTAATTCCTCTGAGCATATTTGAACTTTAGTTTTTCTAGGAGACTGTGGCTCATCTGATAATCCTTTAGTCCTATGTTCAATGATGAGTTCCAATAAAGATTTAGCAGCTACTAATTCTTTAGTAGTAAATTTAGAGTAGTGAACGTTTGTCTTATGGGTAGAAAAAGAGATGACTAATTTCTTTCTATTCTTTCTTGCTTCTTTCTGTCTCTTTTTCTTTTCAATCTTTTTAAGGAGAAGTTGTTCTTCGGTAAGTATTGTAGTAGGTGTTAAGATTGTTTCAATTTCAGTTGTCATCTTTTTATCTCCCTTGGTCTATTGGATGATGATTAATTCAATTATAAGACATTGATGAGGATTTGTAAACCTCTATTTTCATATCGTTAAATGCTCTAAGTTGGGCTATTATAATCATTTATGAGCTCCTTATTAATCCTTTATATATATAGATACTAATATTAAGTAAGGCTAGTAGGCTATTGAACTACTAGACTATTGGGCTCATATATTCTAGTCTCATACATCAGATGATCAATAGCTAATGGTAATGCATAAGCTAATATGCTATTCCTATTCTCTAAGTAAGTTGTAAAGACATTAGACATTTGATAGCTAAGGAATAAGTAAGTAATAAATACTCTAAGCAGAGTACAGAAGTAATAGCTAATGAATATAGTCAATGCTTTAATCTACATGTCTTAGCATAAGCTTCTACTCCTAACTTAATTTTATTAGAAGCTTTAGATACTATCCTATTGATACTTCCTTCATTGTATCCTACAAATCTAAGATAAGAAATAAATTCTCCTAAGCTTTCATCACACATGTAATATTCTTCTTTACTCTTTACTGCACCTAATAATCTTTCATCTGTAGTTCTGAGCTTAAGAACATACATGATAAGAAAATCAATTGTTATTTCATCTGATTGTATTTGTAGCTTAGAGGTAGGATTTACTTTCAATCTATTCTTAGGTGATGGTATCTTAGGTTTACCTACTGGATGATTGTGCATTAGCTCTCTCTCCTTTTTTCAATTGTGTTGTTATTTAGTGTATGTAACTAATTCTATTTTATCTCAATGAAATATTTAAGTAAACACTCTAAATTCCTCAAATTAGCTCAATGAAAAGGATGTTAAGAAAAAGGTTTACAAATATTTCAAAAAGTATAGAATAGTAATGTAAGCAATACTCGAACCAGAACCTTAGGTATTTCTAATGGTTTTCGTTTTTTGTGTGTATACTTAGAAAAGGAAATGATCATGTCATCTAAAACTAAAAGAAGTAAGAAACAGAAGATCATCTCAGATGATGAAGATGATATAGAAAAAGTAACTAAGAAAGCACCAAGAAATAAAGTTAAGACTCCTAAGAAAGAAAGAGTTAAACATAAGTCCTCACCTATTGCAAATCAGAAAGTCATAGAGAGAAGAAAAGTAGGAAGACCATTTGTAACTATGGAAGAACTCAATCCAGATTGGAGAGACACCATGTTACAATTAGCATCACAAGGATATTCTGATGTAGAGATTAGAGCAGCTCTATGTTATGTAGATCATGAAGATGATTATGGTAAGTATCGAACATTCTCTATGAGGAGATGGAATCTTTTACAAGATAGAGCTGAGGAGTTCGGCATCACATATAAAATATGCAGAGTCTTATGTGAAGCTTGGTGGATGATGAAAGGAAGAAGAGGAATAGACTCAACTTACTTCAATACAGCTGTTTGGTTCATCAACATGAAGAATAGATTCGGATGGAAAGATAAACAAGAAATTCAACATAACATCCAAAAGACTTTAGCTGATCAAATAGCTAAAGGAAGACAGAGAGTGTTAGATGCAGTCACTAAAGGAAAAGAAGAAGACAATTAAACATAAGTCCAGAAGGAAGAGAGGGAAGCCTCAAACCAATATGGATATAGATGTTCAATTGACTGAGAATGAAAAGTTAGAGAGAGACTTGATACATGACATCTCTGGCTTTACCTTAGATCCTTATGGATTTGTTATGTATGCATTTCCTTGGGGAGTAGAAGGTACTGAGTTAGAAAAGTTTGATGGACCAATGTTATGGCAAACAGAATTGTTAAAGGAAATATCATCTTTACTCAAACAAGGTAAGATCACTAAGACTGAAGCAATTCAGATGGCTAGAGCATCAGGTCATGGAATTGGTAAGTCAGCCTTAGTATCATGGTTAATTCTTTGGGCAATATCAACTGCAGTAGATACTAAAGGAGTTGTTACAGCTAACACAGCAACACAGTTGAAGACTAAGACATGGGCAGAGTTAGCTAAGTGGTATCAACTTTGTATCATTAAGACATGGTTTCATTTTACTGCTACTTCCATTTACTCAGTAGAGAAAGAACATGAGAAGACTTGGAGAATAGATATGATGCCATGGAGTAAAGAGAACACAGAAGCATTTGCAGGATTACACAACAAAGGTAAAAGGTTAATCATCATTATGGATGAAGCCTCTGCTATACCTGATCCTATCTGGGAAGTTACGGAAGGAGCACTTACTGATGAAGACACAGAAATATTATGGTTTGCGTTTGGAAACCCAACGAGAATACAAGGAAGGTTCTTTAAATGTTTCAATTCTCTTAAACACCGTTGGAATCACAAGAGGATTGATAGTAGGTCAGTTCCAATCACAGATAAAGCTCTCATTAAGAAATGGGAAGAAGACTATGGTGATGACTCTGATTTCTTTAGAGTTCGAGTTAGAGGAGAGTTCCCTAGAGCGTCTACGAACCAGTTCATATCACAAGCTCTTGTTGATGCAGCGAGAGGAAAACATCTTGATCTCTTACAGTACAACTTTGCTCCAGTCATTATCGGAGTTGATAGAGCATGGTCAGGTGAAAGTGAGACAAAGATATATGTGAGACAAGGATTGATGAGCAAGAAGTTAGGAACATTCATTAAGGATGAAGATGATTATCTTGTAGCTGGACACTTAGCTAGATGGGAAGATGAATATGATGCTGATGCTGTCTTCATTGACTTTGGTTATGGTACAGGATTATTCTCTGCTGGTAAACAAATGGGAAGGAAGTGGAAGCTAGTACCTTTTGGTAGTGCATCAGATGATCCTATGTTTGCTAATAAAAGATCTCAAATGTGGGGAGGAGTAAAACAATGGTTAAAGGATGGAGGATCAATACCTGATGATGAAGATTTATGTAATGATCTTGTTGGACCAGAAGCTTATTCAGTTCAGACAGGTAAGAATGCCGGTAAACTTATTTTAGAAAGTAAAGATGATATGCAGAAGAGAGACATAGCTTCTCCAGATGATGGTGATGCCTTAGCACTTACCTTTGCTTATCCAGTGAAGAATAAAGATCAAAAGCAATTCCAAAACTTAAGTGAGAAGCAAGATGATAAGTTTGATATATTGAAAGTTGGACCAAGACAACAAGTGAACAGAGACTTTAATCCTTTGAGTTCTTTAACTGATAAGGTAAAGAATCGTTCTAAGTCTTGGTTGGAGATGCACACTAAACATTAAGATGGAGACTAACATGTTATTATTTTGTATGAAGTCAAAGAACAGTGGTGCAGTTACAGAAGTCTTTGCTGAAGATCTTAATCAAGCAAAGGTGAGGATAAGTAAGATACTCAACTTAGATCCTCATGTAGTTGATAATGAGTTTTATCATACATTTGCTACAGAGAACTATGCA